GTCTCAACGGTGCGGACTTGTGACTTGTTCATTGTCAACCCTCTTTAGTGTCAGTGCGATCTAGCACCAAGCACTAGTGTAGATCAGATCAACACAATAGTGCAATGACATTAGACAAGCTCAGACACTAGGGAAAACCCTGGGGTATCTATAAGCTTAAAACAATAGATTTATGCCTGCAAAGGCCATGCCAGAATTACATAAGACTGTATAAGCACACAGTGAAAATCGTTCCGAAAAATACAAAACCGCGTAGAATCGATTTTTTTAAACCTGCCCTTGTACTGAATCAACCCGGGAAAAATAACGCCTTAAATCGAGTTCTTAACAGGTTATCCCCGATTTCATCAACAGGTTATCCACAGATTGAACTTGTCCACAGGTTGCCAACAGGCCGGGATATGTGAGAACATGCAAAAAACTATTAGACATGAGGGATTGATAGGTGAGCACAGATAAGAGACAAGAGCAGTCGACAGTCAATGACTATAGGCTCGAGCTTGAGCAGGCTTCAGACGATTTAGATCAGGCGAGCATAGAAGAGTTAATGACTGAGCGGTTAGTTATGCTTGGCGGGAATATCGGCGAAGCAGAGCGAGCAGCGGCCCAGGCAGACAAACCCAGGGAAAGATTAGATGGACAAATCGTAGGTCTAGCAGACCATAAGCCTAGGCCATTAACTAAAGCACAGTACCAGTTCGCCCAGGCAATCATCGAGGGGAAAACAAAGAGACAAGCATACAAAGATGCTTACCCAAATACTCAGGCTAATAATCAAACTATTAGTGCAGCAGCACACCGGCTCGCTAAAGACCCCAGAATACAAAAGCTCATCAATACAGCATGGGATGAAACAGAAGAAGCACTGGCGGATGACCTGACAGCCACAAAGCGATATGTAATGAAGAGTTTGTTGGCGCTGAGCAAAGCCGGAAAACAGGAAGGTTCACGACTCAAAGCGCTTGAACTGTTAGGCCGTCATGCTGGCATGTGGCAACAACAACAAGCTCAGCAGGAAAAAACACTTACGGCAGAAGAACTTAGGCGAGAGCTTGCAGTTCATCTTAGGTTGGTGAGCGGGAAGAAGGGGGGATAGAGAGGGTACGGTGGTGGTACCCCCCATGTATGTGTGAAGGTACCCGTCAGCTAATTACGCTCGAATCCCCACATACCCCCCATAGCTGATCAAATTGCAACCCCCCAGGGGGTATATATTTTTTGGAAACAATAGTGAGAACAGATTATTCGTATTTAATGTTGATGGTACGTGCTCAGACGAAGAAGGTTCATGAGGCCACGTTGAAGGGTGATTGGGGTTTAGCTGGTAGAGAGATGGAAGAGTTGTTGAAATGGGGTATAGAGGCTTTAGTGGAGTTTAGGAAGTGGGAAGACCGAGATCGGTGATGACGCCGCAGTGGGATAGGGTTTTGAGGTTTATCCGGGCGTATATGAAGATACATGGGGCTCCACCCACGTATGAGATTTTGGCGAAGGGTATGGGTATGAGTTCGAGGTCTAATGTTCACAGGATTGTGAGGAGGTTAGAAGAGGAGGGGTATTTGGAGAGGAGGAAGTTAAAGACGTTGGGGATACGGTTGGTGGACAGGTCTGTGAAGGACATTGTGTCTTTATGAGTTTATTGTCGTCAGAAGAGATTAGTGCTTTGTTGGGCAGTGTAGGTAAGGCGCCTGAAGCGGAGCGTAAGAAGATATTGAGGTTATTGGAGTTAGATAGGGTAGAGAGGTGTAGGGAGAGTTTTATATTTTTTGTTCAGCAGATGTGGCCTGAGTTTATATCTGGTCGGCATCATAAGATCATGGCAGATGCTTTTGAGAGGGTTGCCAAGGGTGAGTTGAAGAGGTTGATTATTAATATGCCTCCTCGGCATACAAAGAGTGAGTTTGCCAGTTATTTGCTACCGGCTTGGTTTTTGGGGAAGTTTCCAAAGAAGAAGATTATTCAGACTGCTCATACAGCGGAGTTAGCTGTAGGGTTTGGTAGGAAGGTTAGGAATTTAGTTCAGAGTGAGGGATATAGGACGGTTTTTTCTACAAAGCTGTCTTCTGATTCCAAAGCTGCTGGCAGGTGGAGTACTGAGCAGGGTGGTGATTATTTTGCTATTGGTGTTGGTGGAGCTGTGACGGGTAAGGGTGCTGATGTATTGATTATTGATGACCCGCATAGTGAGCAAGAGGCTAAGCAGGGCAATCCTGCTGTTTATGACGGGGTGTATGAGTGGTACACATCTGGACCCAGGCAGAGGTTACAACCTGGGGGTGCAATCATCATAGTAATGACTCGCTGGTCAAAAAAGGACTTAGCGGGTCAGATTCTTAAGAATTCTTCTAAAGACGGGACTGATGATTGGGAGGTCATTGAGTTTCCTGCGATCTTGCCTTCTGGAAATCCATTGTGGCCTGGGTTTTGGAAGAAGGAAGAGTTAGAAGCTATTAAGGCTGAGATCCCGGTATCGAAGTGGGAGGCTCAGTATCAGCAGAACCCGACATCTGAGGGTAATGCGATTATCAAGCGGGAGTATTGGAGGATGTGGGAGGCGGAAGATCCTCCTGCATGTGAGTACATTATTCAGAGCTGGGACACCGCATTTGAGAAGAACAACAGGGCAGACTATTCAGCTTGTACGACCTGGGGAGTTTTTTACAGGCCGAATGAGAAGGGTATAGAGAGTCCTAATGTGATTCTTTTAGATGCGTATAAGGGAAGGTTAGAGTTTCCAGAGCTTAAGAAGAAGGCTTATGAGCTTTGGCAAGAATGGGACCCTGACACCTTAATTATTGAGAAGAGGGCAGCTGGTGCGCCTTTGGTTTATGAATTAACCAGGATGGGGATTCCGTTGTCGGAATATACGCCGTACAAAGGACAGGATAAGATTGCGCGGGTGAACTCTGTAGCGGATTTATTTGCGTCTGGTGTTATTTGGAGGCCAGATAGAAGGTGGGCAGAGGAAGTAGTTGAAGAGATGGCGTCATTTCCTAATGGGGATCATGACGACTTAACTGACTCTGCATCTCAGGCTTTGATGCGATTTAGAAAAGGCGGGTTTTTGACGGTCGCATCTGATGAAGAAGATTACCCAATCATTCCCCGTAAGGTTGAATATTACTGAGGTAGATCATGGACATTGATAAAGCGTTGTTTCCTATGGTCCCCATGGAAGGCGGGGAAATAGAGATTGAGATTGAAGATCCTGAGTCGGTATCAATTAATGCTAATGGGTTTGAGTTGATTCTCGAGCCTGAGCAAGAAACGGCAGAAGATTTTGATGCCAATCTAGCTGAGTACATGGATGAGAAAGATCTCGATACTCTGGCTAATGATTTGATTGGATTGGTAGATGCAGACCTTAATTCCCGCAAAGACTGGGAAGAGATGTATGTAAAAGGTCTAGAAGTTTTGGGTATGAAGTATGAAGAGCGGGCAGAACCCTGGTTGGGTGCTTGTGGTGTGTATAGCCCATTGTTGACTGAAGCTGCTATTAGGTTTCAGTCAGAGATGATCACTGAAACTTTCCCTGCCCAGGGTCCTGTTAGGACCCAGATTATTGGGGAAGAAACAAAACTGAATGAAGAAGCTGCTGCCCGAGTTCAGGCTGACATGAACTTCAGGCTTACAGAAGAGATGATTGAGTACAGGCCAGAGCATGAAAGGCTTTTGTACTCACTTGGGCTCGCCGGATCAGCGTTTAAGAAGGTTTACTACGACACCTCATCAGGAAGGCAGACTGCCCCATACATCCCGGCAGAAGACATTGTCATGCCTTATGGTGCATCAGATGTGTATAGCGCAGAACGTGTTGCACACATCATGCGTAAGACCAAGAATGATCTAAAAAAGCTCCAGGTTTCAGGTGTTTATAGAGATATAGACCTAGGTGAGCCCACCAGAATCTTCACAGATCTGGAGAAAAAGAAGGCTGAAGACCAGGGATACAGCATCAATGATGATGATCGATACAGGATTCTCGAGATTCACGTTGATTGGGACCTAAAAGGCTTTGAAGATGAGGATGGAATTGCCCTTCCTTATGTAATTACGGTCGAAAAAGGGTCATGTAAGACGCTTTCAATCCGCAGAAACTGGAAACAAAGCGATAAATTAAAGACCAAACGCCAGCATTTTGTTCAATACAACTTTATTCCTGGGTTTGGAGCGTATGGATTGGGCTATATCCACCTGATTGGTGGTTATGCGAGGGCTGGAACCTCAATTATTCGGCAGTTAGTGGACGCTGGAACCCTTTCTAACCTGCCGGGTGGTATGAAAACCCGTGGTTTGAGGGTCAAAGGGGACGATACCCCGATTGCACCGGGTGAATTTAGAGACGTTGATGTGCCGTCTGGGTCTATCCGGGACAACATCATGGCTCTTCCTTATAAAGAGCCTAGTCAAGTCCTGTCGATGCTCTTGGAAAAGATCACCGACGACGCAAGAAGGCTGGTTGGAATCGCTGATTTGAAGATCAGTGATATGTCAGCACAGGCTCCAGTGGGAACGACGCTGGCTATTCTAGAAAGACAGCTCAAAACCATGAGTGCTGTCCAGGCGAGGATTCATTCCAGCCTGAGAATGGAGTTTAGGCTTCTTAAACAGATTATCCGGGACTACATGCCGCCGGATTACAGCTATGTTCCTGAAGGTGGAAACCGGGCTGTCAAACAATCTGACTATGACCTAGTCGAAGTTATCCCTGTTAGTGATCCTAATGCAGCCACCATGGCTCAAAGGATCATGCAATACCAAGCTGCTCTACAGCTTGCACAGGGTGCTCCACAGATCTATGACCTGCCCCAGCTTCACAGGCAGATGCTCGAGGTTCTTGGAGTTAAGAACGCCGATAAGTTAATTCCTCTGAAGGATGATCAAAAGCCCAGGGACCCAATTAGTGAAAACATGAGTTTCCTAACTGGAAAGCCAACAAAAGCGTTTATTTACCAAGATCATGACGCGCATATTCAAACCCATACTGCGCTTCTAAGAGATCCATCGATTATGGCCATGATTGGTCAGAGCCCGATGGCTCAACAGATGCAGGGCGCGATCATGGCTCATGTGGCAGAGCACATGGCGTTCAAGTATCGACGGGATATTGAAGAGCAACTGGGTGTTCCGATGACAGCCCCGGATGCTGAGCTCCCAGAAGAAGCGGAAGTTCAAATCTCCAGGCTGGTAGCGCAGGCAGCACAACAGCTTCTAACAACCAATCAAGCTCGGGCAGAACAGGAACAAGCCCAACAGATGGCTCAAGACCCAATGCTTCAAATGCAGCAAGCTGAACTACAGCTAAGAGCCCAAGAGCTTCAAAGAAAAGAAGCGGATTCTCAAAGAGATTTTGAAATAGCTCAGAAAAAGATCCAGCTTGAACAAGAGCGGATTGCTATTGATGCTCAAAAGGAAGCTGCAAGGCTTAATAATCAGGCTGCACAACAAGACAAGAAATTAAGGACAGATATGTTGAAACACATGACTAAACGATGAATCACATCCAATTAGCTCTAAAAGAATTAGAGCATCGTCGGGAAACTCTCAAGAATGCGCTTGCTGAAGGTTCGGCGCGAGATTTTCCCGAATACAAGGCAATGGCGGGGGAAATCCAAGGTCTTTCCTTCGCTCATTCCATCCTAACCGACCTTGTGCGTAAACTGGAGTTTGACGATGAGTGAGCTTTTGATCTCAACCGGCGAA